GTCCCGAATGCTCCTCACTTTAAGTTTTTCTAAACCACTCATGGCCTCCGTTACAGAACCATAGATATCTTCCAATTCAATCAAGGCATTAAAGTCATAAAGCAGGGTGCGTTCCCTGTCCAACTGTACGGATACCGGTTTTATCTTCACATCTTTGGCATTAGCCATATGGTGTTCCTCCTAATAAAAGTAACGGGCGGGTTTGCCCCGCCCGGTCATTATGCTGCAGTCCCAAAAGCAATCACGGTATTAGCCGCCAATGTTTGGCCATAGATATCATGTACTCCAATGGTTGCAATGGCGATGTAGGTGCTGGAAGCATCCAGATTGCTGGTAGGATCAAAAGATACAATCTTCTTGGTAGAGTCAATGCTCAGGGTACCAATCACGGCAGTTCCATCGCTCTTGGTTACGGTAAAGTTTGCAGCTGATACATCACTCGGGCTGATTGCGTTGCTGAAGGTCCAAGTAATGTTGGAGTCAACAGCTACACTAGCGCCTCCATCAGCAGGGCTGGTAGTTACAGTCAAAGCACCAGGCGCAGATCCAGTAGTAATATCAACAGCAGTCTCGTTGAATACCAGGTCCTTAATATCTCCGTTGTACTTGGTGCCAATGGCCTTGCCGGATGCAGATACCTTGGCGTAGTCTTCACCGACAAAGCTGTAATCCACCTTATTGGCTTTGCATTTATAGAGCACTACATGAGCATCTCCCATATCGGTGTAATCCGATTTTCCTTCCAGTTTGAAGTATTTAGCCTTATCAGCATTGTTGAGCTTATATGTTTGAGATTGGTTGGGAGTAACACCGTTTGCAGCTACTGTGCCGCCGATCAGGACAGCAAGGACATCTAAGCTCATAATCGAGTTCTCAAAACTCCAGTCGATAGACTCCAATTTGCTGTACTGATCAAGTATAGTCTCATCACCTCGAAGTTCCTTCTCAACAAAATTAGGGGTCAGCTTTATGCTGGTTATGCCTGGTACATCAATTGCAGCATCATAGGTCAATGCACTGGCATCATCAACAGATATAGGACTTATTTTGGCGTCATCGACACCAAGAATTACGGTTTCCTTTGCAAGGGTCATACTTCATTACCTCCTTGATTTATGGCGGTACCGCATGGACTTGTGGTACACACCGGTATCGCTTTCCTGCAGGTCTCCGGCGAACTCCCGGCGAAAATTCAGGCCAGCCATAACGCTGTCTACGGCCTGAGCTATTGCTGTGGTGCTTCCCTTTGCCCAAATGTCAATCACCATTGCTGACTCACTGGTTAACTCCTTCCCATCACCTACTAGGGCAGGGGAATTGTTCTGCTCGTAGTAAGTGATGCAGGGAAATTCCGGTTCATCCGGTAGTGACATAAAAATAACCCTGCCGTCTATCAAGCTCGACAGGGTAGGGTCGTTTTTTAAGGCTGATAATACGGTTGATTTCAAGTCCTTCAATCGCCCACCCCCTTACGGATGGCATCAGCGAAAATCTTTTTAATATTGCCCTTGTTGAGTTCAAGGGCTGGGTTAAGGTAGGGCTGGGCGGCCATCTTTGAAGTTCCCAACTCAACATACGGGGCATACTCTACGTTAGTCCCTATGATTACAGAGTTTTTATCAGGATTAGGTTTCACCCCATCGTCAAGATTAGCCTTTTGTCCTGTTGAGCTATTTAAGCCCTTTACTTCGCCATCAGTGGAATATGATAGGCTATTTCTCAGTTTACCGCCCACTTTGCCGCTGCCCTTTGGGTATTGACCGACAGGTGACAGGTTCACGGCCTGGCCATGCACCAGTAATCCGGCGGCTTCCAGTCCCAATGATATAGCCTGCTCCATGTTCTTCATGGCTTTATCGCCATACCACTTTACTTCTGCCATCTTATATCACCGGCCTTAAAAGCGCTTCCACGTGCCCCCGGTAAGCAGCCACATGGCGAATTTCATAGGTCTTGCCATCATGTATCACCCGGCGGGCTTCCTGGATAGCATCAGAGGGATTGCAGAACATCCGCATGGTGATACCGGTTTCCACGATACCATACTCCTTCTGAGCCAGTTCGCCGCCCAGGGGCTGAATATCGGCCCGGATGGTTGCCACTGTATCCCAGGTCTGAGTCGGTATCCCTTCATCATCGTATCCAGTGGTCTTGGCCTGGATCTCGACAGAGTAGGGGAGCTTTGATAGTGGTATCATAGGAACTTCACCACCCGGTACTTCCGCAGTTGGATCTTGATGCTCTTGGGAATATCATCATCACTGAAATTAGTGGTAGAATAGGCCCCCACTGAGCCGCCCTGC